AGAGCTTGGCCGCGGTGTCGGCCTGGGTCTTCAGCGTGTCCTCGTTGATGCCCCGCTCGACGACGCCGTGCCGGGCGTCCCCGTAGGCGCCGGGCGTGCCGGCGGCGCGGAGCTTCAACTGGTTCGCCTTCACCTCGCCCTGGTGGCCGATGTCGCGCATCGTGTTGTCGACGACCTGCTTCAGGTAGGGATCCATGTAGTCCTGGATCGACCCGAGCTTGCCGCCTTCGTCGACCACGCGCTCGGTCCCGACCTGCTGCGGCCCGGCCGTGGCGTACTGCTGGGCCATGCCGATCGTCTGGTCGCCGACGCCCGGATTGCTCGAGAGGAAGGAGCGCAGCTTGGCGAAGGCGTCGGTCTGGTCGGCGGAGAAGCCCGCGACCCGATCGCCGGTATAGGGCGTGGCGCCCGCCGCAAGGTTGTCGGTGGCTGCCCCGACGGCCGTCTTGCTCGCGCCTTCGACCCAGTCCGGCACGTCGAGCGTCGACTTCGAGTTCTCGGTCGCGGTGGAGGTGGATTTCTTGCACATGGCTATCGGATCCTGATGGTGTAGCCGAAGGGGACGAAGCCGCACTCCTGCGACTCGAGCATCATGCGGTGGGTCTTGGCGCGACGGTCCGGGTTCTGGATGGTGAGGTAGACGATCTTCCCGAGGCGCTCGGCCTCGTCCTTGGCGGCCCGGATCAGGGCCTTGCCGTACTCGCCGCCACGGTAGGCGGGACGCACGTAGAACCAGCGGTCTTGCAGGAACGTCTCGTCGGCGAACCAGTACTCCATCTCCGAGAGCCCGAGCGTGCCGGCGGGCGTGCCGTCCGGCGCGCGCACCAGGAACGTCATGCCCTCGGCGAGCACCCGGTAGGCAGCCTTGGCCGTCTTGTCCGGGGAGAAGCGGATATGGCTCACCTCCCGGTACTCCTCGAGCAGGAGCTCGAAGACTTCGGCATAGGCTGCCTGGTTGACGGGGGCGCGCTCGATCGTGACCGTCATGCCGTCCTCTTGGATCCCCGTGTCTTGTGATCGCTGATGAAGGTGCCGAGCACGTCGGCGACTTGCGCCAAGGTTGCCGTGTCAGCGTTAAGAGTTCGGGTAGGGGTCACGTTCGAGAGCGTGAATCCGTCCGCGTAGGCGTTCGGATCGGCCTCGTTCGAGGCGCGCGCGATCTGCTGGACGGCGTCGATCAGCCATTTCAACTGGGCTTCGGCGGTCAATGGGACGGGCGAGAGGGTGATTCGGCGCATCATCGTTCCCCTTCATTGACGACATCGAGGAGGAGATCGCCGAGCCGGAAGTCCCCGCCCACCGCGTTCGAGGTCATCGTCATCATCAGGTGGCGGCCGGAGACCCGGCACTCGACGGTCGAGGCGGTGTCCGCCAGGGTCACGGTCGAACTGTCGTAGTTCGAGGAGTCCCGCGGATTCTCCTTGGTCGTCAGCGCGAAGGAGAGGGTGCCCGTCTGGCGCGCGAAGTCGCCGATGATCTCCATGACGTCGACGTTCTGCCGGCCCTCGGTCAAGGTCACCATGGGGAAGGTGAGGTAGGACGACATCGCCCCGCCATCGGCATCGAGGCCGGTGTTGTGGGTGTAGATGTAGCCGGAGCTGTCCACCATCAGGATCGACGCCACGGTGGCGTCGTAGATCATGCCCGTCGTCCGTCCGAGGGTGCCGACCGTCCAGTCCCAGGTGTCGAGCGAGACATCGACGTAGCGATCGGGCTCGGTCGCCGCACCGTGGCAGTAGTGGAAGCGGACCTGATTGTGCTCCTGGTCGTATTCGGCCCAGGTCTTGGTGATGTGGTCCGGGTTGATGTTGCGGAAGATGTACTGCTCGACCTCGTCGACGCGCGGGATCTTCTGCACGCTGCCGGCGTACATATGGAAGCTGGTGGCCGACATCCAGAAGACGATGCCCGAGGCCTTCGCGAAGGCGAGCGGCGCGGCCAGCCCGCAGTGAATGCCCGCGAGGCGCGAGTCGTAGATGAAGTCCGAGCCGGTGTACTGGAAGACGTAGAGCGAGGTGTCCGACCACACGAGGTTGACGTTGTCCGTCAGCGCCACGCCCGCGATCAGCTTGGAGCCGGACTGAAGCGTCCGGGTGTTCGCGGTTGTGGTGTCCGAGGCCGTCCAGTTGGTGATGTCGTCGAGGTCCGGCCACTGCACCGTCATCGGCGACGTGGTTCCGAGGGCCATGACGAACCGCTCGCCGGTGACGAACATGGCCCGGATCTCGGTCGGAGCGCCGGGCACGATCTCGGCGACCGCGTCCGTGGCCTCTTCCCAGAGATAGAGACCACCGCCCGAGGGCGAGGCGAGGAGGTTGTTCTCGTACTCGGCGAGCGACCAGTGCCGGAGATCGACCAGGATGCCTTCTTCGCGCGGCGTGCCCCAGGTCCCCTCGCCCCAGCGCCCGGTGCCCCAGCCGAAGAGCTCGGTCACGGAGGCGTAGCCGATGGTCAACTGGTAGGAGTAGGTGACGGCCGCCCCGCCGCCGGTCGCGGTCGAGGTGGCGCTCGAGGTGTGGGTGATGGTGTAGTTGTCGGGATCGACAACGGCGGTAACATAGTATTCCCCGTCGATCGTGATGCCGCCGACGGCCGTGGCGCCATCGAAGGTCACGCTGTCGTTGACCTGCCGCCCATGGGAGAGGTGCAGGACGTTGACGACCGCAAAGCCGTTGGTGGTCGTGAAGGGGTCCGCATCCAGGGTGCCCGACGACTGGATGGGGGTGATGTCCTGAAGGGTCGCGCCCGGCTGAAGCACGTAGAGCTTGCGGTGCGTCCCGAAGGCGCCCTTGAGGTTGCCGTCCGCGTTACGCCAGGAGACGGCGCCCCGCGCGATGCCGACCAGGGTCTCGTCGTCGATCAGTTTCTCCCAGCCGGCCCACTTCTCGGCCTTGCCCTTCTTGAACCGCACCTTGTCGGAATCGGTGTAGCGGCCGACCGCGGCGCGTGCCGAGTCGACCTTCACGATGCCAGCCGGGAACCGGAGCGGCAGGGGTTCGGTCATGTCCTCGTCTCAGAGTTTGATGAGCCACGTGCACAGGAGGCTTGGCGGCATGTTGTTGTGTGCATCTCCACTCCCGGCGTTCCCCGAGTTCGCCGAGCTCGAGCCCGACGTGGTGCCGGAGTAGGCGTGGGTGTGAGTCACAGAGGCGGCGCCGGTCGTCATGGTGTGGCTGTGACTCCCGCCGCTTTGGGTCGTGACGGTGGTCGCGCCGCCGCTGGTCTGGATGGCCGAGACCGGCGTCGTGACGTTGTTCGCCGCGATCAGGGCGGTGTCGTAGGTGAAGTCGTGGGTGTGGGCGCCATCCGTGGAGGTCGTCCCGGAGTGGGTGTGGCTCTGGCTCTCGGTCCCCGTGGTGCCGGAGAACGTATGATCGTGCGTGATCGTGTGCGCGTGGGCTGGCAACTGTGCCGTGGTGAGCACAATGGTTTCCGCGCCACCCGTTAGGCCGAGCGTCGTGACTGATGTGTACGTGTTTGTGGTTATGCGCCCGGCGGCGCTGTTGCCCATGTCGTCGACGCCGACGAGCGTCCGGCCCCGGAGATCGGGGAGTGGCATTCGCTTGTTGGCCGCGAAGTCCGCCGAGGCGGAAGCACCGCGCGTGGTGGGCGTGCCGGCAGAGTCCTGGATGACGAGGACGGTGTTCGAGTAGGTGTCCCAGAGGAGAGCGAAGAGTTCCTCGCAGTCGGCATTGGCCCGCTCGGTGCCCCCCGAGGTGGCGGAGCCGATCGTGCGGCCGTTGCTGCGCACCCAGCCCGTCGGGGCCGTAGACCCGGCGAACGGCTGGTACATGCCGACTGTGTGCCCGATCGGTCCGGCGTAGGCGATGTCGGTGCCGTTGAAGTAGACCTGGATCGTGGTGCCGCGCGAGATCGTGACGCCGGTCTGGGCGGCCACCTTCAGGGTGACGGTGAAGTTCCCGGAGCAGGAGTTCTTGACGATCCAGCGCCCGCCCTTGCCCGTGAAGATGATGTCGACGTTGCCGGTGAGTGTGCCGGTGCAGTGGATCGCGTTAACCCGCTCCTCGGTCGCCGTCAGCGTGACGTTCGTGCTCGAGAGCGTGAGGGCGGTCCGGGCGCCGTAGGCGTTGTCCAGCTTCGTCCAGTTGGCGTCGGCGATGTCGCCCCAGGAGTTGTAGTTGTTGCCCGTCGCTTGGTCGATGAGCAGCAGGTTCGTCGTCGTCGTATCGGGCATCGGTCAATCCTCAATACGGAACGTGCTGGGCGCGTCGGAACATCTCGTTGGTGGCGTTGGCCTTGGCGGCCTCGGCCTCGGCGAGGGCGATGTAGACCTGTGCCTGGCTCCACTGCTTCATGTGCTCCATGGCCTTCGCCGTGCAGGCGTGGCGGAGCAGCGTGGGGTAGCGCGTGGTCAGGAAGTTGGTGAGGTTCGAGCCCGAGAGGGCGGCCGGCTTCTTGTAGTACATGAGCTTGCCGGCGTAGGTGGCGGAGCAGTTCACGTCGACGTAGGCCGTAGTGCCGATGATCGTCCAACGGCTCGGCGTGTCGCTCTCGAGGTTGCCGCTGTCGTCCCGGAAGATGCCGATCTTCTGCTCGTGGTAGAACGGAAGCTCCTGGCTGCGCCCGTAGGGGCGGTACTCGATCGGGTCGAGGAAGTCCGCCGGGAGAGAGGCGGAGTTGGCCGCCGAGTTGAAGGTGAGCGTGGCCACCTCCATCATCTCCCGGACGCGGAGGCGTTCGTAGATCATCGCCTCCGCTTCCAGGAGGACGTTCTCGCTCGGGAGATCGCCCCGGTTGACCCAGTTGGCGATCGAGCCCGCGACGGTCTTCGCGCCGGTGAGGACGGTCCAGTTGATCGCCATGGGTCAAGGGCCTCCCGAGATCAGACGATGTCCTTGCGGGCCTCGGCAGCCGTGATGACCTTCTCCTTGATGAGGAGATCGAGGGCATCGCGGCGCTGGGAGAGTTGGACGTTGTACTTGGCGCGGATCGCCTTGAAGAGCTCCGGCGGCAAGTAGTCCTTCTGGCCGCGCCCCCAGGCGGCGAGATCGAGCCCGGTGCCGGCGACGGCGGGAGCGGGAGCGGACTCGGCGGCCGGGGCATCGACGCCCTTCTTGGCGGGTTTCGCCTTGGCGGCGGGCTTCGGCGCAGCTGCGGCTTCGGCCTTGGCGTCCTGCTTGGCCTCGATGGCCTTGCGGATGTCCGGGTCACAGGGCTGCTGCTGCGAGTCGTAGAGGATGCCGTTCTGCTCGTAGTGCGCGGCGGTATCCCACTTATCGAGCGCCATCGGCGGAGAGACCTTACCGAAGGGCTGCTGGGCATTGAACTTCATGGAGTCCCCATTGCGTTGTGTCGTCGTCCGAGGTGCGGGCGGCCCTGGAGGAACCGCCCGCGGTAGGTCGTGTGAGTGGCCGGCCAGTCACACAGCCCGATCAGGCTTTGCTCTTCTTCGTGCCGTAGGCGCCAGCCTTCAGCGAGTGGGAGAGGTCGGTCGGACCGCCCTTCATCTCGCGGCCGCTCAGGGCCTCGTTCATGTTGACCTTGTGGCTCGACTTGTCCGGGTTCGACTCGGTCCGGATTTTCTGGCCCTTGTGGGCGCTCTCTTCCTTGCGCATTCACGGTCTCCTTGGGTTTACGCAGCACAAATCCGGGCCCGTCAGTCTCCGTAGAAAGAGACGGGGATGGCGTCCTTCATCCAGCCCTCGAGACGATCGGCGCCCTCGGGCGTCATCATCTGGGCGCCCTCGACGCGGGGGCGGCGGGCCTGCCGGTGGAAGCCGGCGTCGTTGCCGTCCTCGACCGGCGCGGTGTCGCGCTCGGCGCGCGGGTTCAGAGGCTCGAGCTTCTCGCAGTGGCGGTTCATCGCGGGCCCTCGGGTGAGGTGGACAGGGGGCGAGGTTGCCGAAATTGGATTCGGCAACCTCCGCCGGGGATTAGTCCTGCCAGTCGATGACCACGAACGGCACGCCTTGGCCGGTCGGAGCGCCGGTGGCGACCGTGCAGGTCACAACGACGGCCGTGTCCGCCGGGAGATCGCGGTTGAGCATGTAGGTCGCGAAGCCCGAGTCGTACTCGTGGTAGAGCGCGCGGATGCCGGTCGCCGAGGCGTCGGCCAAGCCGTGGAGCACGAGCTCGTCGCCGTAGGCATCCGGATCGGCTCCCGTTCCCACCGCGATCTTCGGGGTGATGGTGCCGCCGTTGAAGACTTCCGTGGTGCCCTCGACGCCGTAGTCATGGAGCCGACCGGCCTTACCCTTCGGACCCTTGATGACGAAGGTGTCGTCGGCGGCGCCGCCGAAGTCAAAAGTTCCGAAGGCGTACTTGATGCGGTTCGGCTTGTCGTAGCTCATCTCTTCCTCCTGAGCGATGACCCAATGAGGTGCGGGGTCGCGAACACCGTCCTGTGATTCGGGGGAAGAGGTGGTTAGTCGAAGGTTAGGAGGATGACAGAGACCAGAAACGAAAAAAGCGCCCCAGAGCCGAAGCTCCGGGGCGCTCTCGTTCAGATCGTCAGGCTTACGCGGCCGAATCCCACTTCATGATGCGGCTCTGGGTCGCCGTGTCGTGGAATATCCCGAACCCGCCGAGGTAGTACCACGCGATGCCACCCGAACGACCGAAGTCGCCCGGCAGCTTGGCGCGGATCTCCTCGGGGATGACAACGGCCTCGTTGACCGTGTCGGCACCGAAGAAGAACGCCCAACTCGACTTCGCGTTGTTCCAGGCGTCAGCCGTGTTGGTGTTCGGATCGAACGTCGTCGAGTCGATCGCGCCACCCTTGGGGATGAAGTCCTGCTCGACGAAGCGAACGCCCTCATAGCGGCCGATCTCACCGTTGTAGATCTTGTTCAGACCCTCATTGGTGTACTGCCGAATGCTCTCCAACTCGTTTTTGAACGGGCGGTACGTGGTCGGGTGGCTGATGGCGACATAGTCGTCATCGGCGAAGCCCGGGATGTTCCGCTCGCGCATGTCGTCGACGATCGCCTTCACGTGGCCCGTGCCGAGCGCGACGTTGTTCGTCGTCGCGGTCGAAGCGTTCTCCGTGATGGTGACCGACGTCGTGGACGTGCCGGAGGTCGGGGCGGCGCGCAGCTTGCAGGCGTTGAACTGGGTCCACGCCTCGATGTCGAACGCCTTGCGCGCGTCGTCCTTCAGCGCCTTGTTGATGATGCGCAGGACGTCGTGCTTGGCGAGCGCCGTCAGCTTGCCGGTGTACGGGACGGAGTTGCCCATCTCGACGACCGTCAGGCTGGACTGGCTGACCGAGAACGTGGTCTCGGGCATCGGGCTCAGCTCGGAGAGCCGGCGACCCTGAGTCGCTAAGTTTCCGTACACGTTCCAGTAAAACTTCTCCCCTCGATGGAGGCCCTTATTCAGAGCATCTTCATCGGGTTCGCAGAACTGGCGAAACTTCGTGAGAGGCTGGAGAGCGGTTCGGAGGACGTCGGAAAGTTCGTCCTCGTACATATATCCGCCATCGGCATCGACCGTCCAATTCATCGCAACGCTCATTGTCGTGTTCCTTCTGGATGGAGGTGGAGGAAGTAAGAGCGTCAGTTGAAACCGCGGCGCTGCCTCATCTCAGCAATGATGTCCAGCCGACTCCGTGGAGCCTTCTGTTGCTGCGATGGAGCAGTTCCGCGGACACCTGCCGCCCGGGGCTGCTGGGGCGCATTCCGCTTCATGTCCTGACGCTCCGCGATCACGTTGCGCGTCGGGGTCTGTTGCGTAGGCGCCGATCGGGCAGGAGATGTCTGCTGTCCCGTCGTCAATCCGGCGGGCTTCCCGAACTTGGACGTGAGGTGGTTGCCCACATCATTGAGCACTTGCTCGTAGGTGCGCAGTCGAGCGCCCTGCATTCGCAGGTTGCGATGGACGTGCGCGAGCGCGGCCGGATCTGTGATCCTGTCCAAGTCTTCAGCGGCGACCCCAGCCCTCTTCAGATCCTCTCGAAGTTCCGTCTTCAAGCGGGTCTGAGCGACTTCGGTGAGGTCGTCGTCCTGAACGATATGCGAGAAGTTCGTCGAGAAGGACGTAAGGGCGGCGTCGATCTCCCTCTGGCGTTCGGCCTCTTGAAGTTCCCTGCGCGTCATTGCGCGGATCGCATCCTCGTCCGGCGCGCGGCTGGTGTTGCCGTGGGCCTTCTCGATGATGGTCTTCGCGAATGCCCGGAGGGCTTCTCGGCCGTCTGACTGGTCACCCACCTGGAGGTTCTGGGCGACCCGATCCAACAACTCCTCTTCGATCTCGACATCCGCCGGTGGGTGTTCCGACTGGGTGCTGCTCGATTCGGTCGTCTGCTGGGGCGATCCCCCTCTTTGACCCTGTCCGGCCGGTGGGTTTTCCGAGCCGTTCGGGTCCGCGCGGAGGGCGCGCGCCTCCTCGACAAGGCGCTTGGCCTCACCGAGTCGATCGTCTGCCGCGAGGTCGCGCTGCGCATGGCGCACGATCTCGGACAATTTCTTCTTCACAACCCGGCCATGAATGACCAGCGGGAACTCCGGGTCATCGACGGGTGGCGGATCTTGCTCTTGCTGCTGCCGCTGCTCCTGGCGCGGCTCCTGCTGCTGGCGGGCCTGCTGGGCCGGAGGCTCGTCGCCACCCTCGTCCTGCTGCTGCTGCTCGGGATCGGGCGCCACGAGCGGCTTGCCCTTGGCGCGCTGGGCGCGGTAGGCGGCGACGAGCGCCTCGCGGCTGTCGTCGAAGGCGCCTTTGGGCTCGATCGGCTGGCGTGCCTGGTTGTCGCCACCCTCGTCGCCCTGGTCTTGGGAATGCTGGCCCGCGCCCGTCTCCTGACCGTCGTCGATCGGATCGGGCATTATGTCGGGCTGCTTGTCGTCATCAGGAAGTGGCATCAATCGTCCCCGTTCTCGTCCGTCATCAGTTCAGCCTCGGCCGCTTCCGCCCGGTCGATGCTGCTTGCGATCCAGTCGACGACCCGCAGGTACTCCCGGACGCTGGACTGCGCCTGGACGATGCGGACGGCGTCTTGTGGATCAATGTCGACGAGGATGCGGAGGGCTTCCTTCGCCTCCTCGCGGCGGGAGTCGAGATAGCTCTTGAGCGGACCGTGCTCGGCGAAGTCGCGCTCAATGGCTGCCACCTCCCGCTTGGTGCGGTGGAGGAGGGCCTTGCGCTCGAGGTCGCCAAGGTTCTCATCGAAGAAGGTCTCTTCAATATCGTCCGCGATGTTGGTGGGCATACCGAGTTCCGATTAACCCCGCGCCCAAGCGGGGGTGTGCTGGCACGCGCAACTGCCGTCGGTCATCCGGTAGTGATGCTGGAAGGGGCTACGCGAACAGTTCAGCGTCGTTGGAAAGGTGTTGCCGTTGCCGTTGCCGTTGGTCTTGGTCGGGCCGTAGGCGGCGATCATCAGGCGCTTGAGTTCCGCAAGGTCGTTCCGCATCCCAAGAACCTCGTCCCTGAGCGTGCGAACCTCGTTGCGTACCTCGTCCATGATCGCCCCCCGGCCGACACGGTGTTGCGTTGTCCCCTGATCTCCATGTGATTCGGGGAAGCGAGGGTTAGTCGCTTCCCCGAGATTTCACGCGGCCATCATCTGGGACGGGCGCCCGGTGCCTCCGGAAAGCATCTGGAAGATGCGTTCTTTCCGGGCTTGCATGGTCTCGTCTTGCCGCTGCTGGGCCGCGAAGTTGCGGTCCTCGACCTGGGCTTGACGCTTGACCCGGTGGTCCTGGAAGTTGGCCACCCGGTCCTCTTGACGTGCCTGCCGCTGGTCGATCGTTGTCGTCAGGCGATCAAGGAGTTTCGACCGCGCCTTCATCTGCTCGATGAGGATGCGCGTATCGTTGTCCTGGGTGTTGCGGCCCTCTTCGGACTTCAGTTCGAGGAGGCGTGCAACGAACTCCTGCTCCTTCGACTCACGCTGGAGCTTGAGCTCTTCCATGGCCCGCAGCATCTCCGGATCTTGCTGTTGCGGCGGAGGCTCGCCGAACTTGAAGAACCGACGACCGTCGCGGAACCCGGCCGCACCCATGACCTCTTCGATCATGGCTTCGACGTCGACCGTGATGCCCTGAGACTTGGCCTCCGGCATCATGGGGACCAGCATCTCCATGGCTGCGCGCAGCTTCTGGATCTTGGCCATAGGGTCGAGAGCACCGATGCCGGCGTTGACCCGCACCGTCATCTCGCACGCCTCGAAGTCCTCGACCGAGGGCATGTACTCGAAGCGCGTCCAGGTGCGGGCGTTCTGGCCGGCGATGGCCACGACCTTCTCGTCCGACTCGTAGAACCGGATAAGGTGGACAAGCTGGCGGATGACCGGCTCGACCCACGTCTCGACCCACATGCGCAGGTCGAACTCGGAGACGGCGTTGGCCGCGCCCGACATGAGCCGCATCCCGCCCACGGTCTCGTTCAACTGGCGCGAGGACTGCACCGATGACGTCGAGAACGTGCCGGACAACTCGTCGAAGAGCGAGTTGTTGACCGAGGCTTCCGTGAAGGCTGCGCCGGTCGGGCCTGGGGTCGGCCGGATCTCGAAGTCGGCCGGGTCGTCGACGAGGACCATGGCGTCGGGCTGGCCCCGGCGCTGGACCTGCGTCAGGTCGACGTTCTTGCCCCTCTTCACCACGGCGAGCGGCGCGATCGACCGCTTCAGGGTGTCAAGGCGCAGGTTCGCGACGTCGTTGAGCTCGAGCTGCAACGGCTGCCACGTCTCGACGGGAGACTGCGGGAACACCCGATGGGTGTCCAACTGGCTCACGCCCATGACGTAGGGACGATCGCCGTCCTGCTCCGGGTAGACTTCGCGGGTCTCGCGGATGGTCGAGATGAAGGCATGGCGGCCGACCGACCAGAAGTGATAGTCGGTGCCATCGACCCGGACGAAGTTCTCCTGAAGCCACACGATGTCCATCTCGCGGGTGCCGCGAGCGTCCTCGTAGCGGTCTCCGCCGCCCTCACGGACGCGACGGGTGCCGGCACGATCCTCCTCGAGGCGGCCCTTGAGAAGGGTCTCGTCGGTGACGTCGAGCCACTGGACGCCGAAGCCCCCAGCCGATCCCTTGCCGCCGGACTGGAGCATCGCACGGGCGTCGTTGAGGCCCATGGGATAGCGGCAGGAGAACCATCGGCCCATCTGCACCGGGGCGTACCAGGGCGCCGCCGGGTCGATCATCACGTTCTCGATCGGGTGCAACTCGACCATGGGCCGGTCCTTGGTGACCCGCATCTCCGGGACGAAGGACTGATCCATGACCGGGGCGCCGGTCATCGGGTCGATCACGGGCTCGCCGGTCAGCGGGTCCATGGCGGCCGTCTCCTCGATGCGGAGGCGGCCGGTGGGGACTTCGCTGTACTCCCAGAACTGCTTCGAGAGGGAGATTCCGGTCAACTGGCCGTCGAGACAGGCGCCCATGGAGATCACGTACCAGGGCATCCCGGACTTGCCGGACGCGCGGGTGAGGCGATAATCGAGGTTCGCCTTCATCGTCGCGGCCGTGGCGCGCTGCTGCTTGTCGTCCTCGTACTGGGCCGCGATGTTGACGACTTCCTCAGTCGAGAACAGGGACGCGGCGGCCGTGGCGAGGTTCTTCCTGACAGCGGCGCGGGTCTTCGGGACGAAGAGCCTGGACCGGCCTTTGTAGGCTTGGCCGAGGTACTTCGAGTTGTCCGCGTGCTGGTTCTGCCAAGCGCGGTAGGCGCGGCCGAGGCTCTTGTCCACGGTCCGCATCTGGTAGTCCTTCGACATCTGCTCGGCTTTGCCGATGATGGCGAGGAGATCGAACTCGGCCGTGGCGCCGGCCTGTTCGGCATTGGTGCCGATGGTGGAGACGCGGGTCCGCTCGGGGGCATCCCCACTGCGGTCCGGCGGTCGGGGGTCGAAGCGCGTTGAAGACATGGGGTGATCCTTCCAAGAGAGACGGGGCGAAGGTTGCGCATAGGGCAGCCATGGTTGCGCATAGGCTGCCGTGATGGCGCATAGGCTTAGGCGTTGACGACGATGCGGGGTCGGGGTTGCGGGGGCAGGTTGCGGGCGTACTGACGCGGGACGAGGAGCTGTCCGGGCTTGTGCTCATGCTCGGAAAGGAGGATGCGGCGGGCGGCGTTGCGGCGCTGCGCCTGGCCGATGTGCCCGCGATCACGGGCTTCCAGGAAGGTGTCCAACCGGAAGCCTGAGCGGGGGATGTTGTACTTCTCGAGGATGGTGCCGCCCGCGCGCACGACGCACTTGAGGGCCGGGTCCATCTTCAGCTTGTCGATGTGGATGACGTAGACTTCCGTCTTCGGCATCACGAGCGGCAGGGAGACCTGGACGATGCCCTGCTTCATGTCGACCTTCACCATCCAGGGGTGGGCCGGGTAATGCTGTTCGAGCTTCTCGGAGACGAGGACGGCGATCGACAACTCGGTCGCGTGGTTGACGAGGTGCTCGTCTCCGGCGCGGTCTGCGGTGATGGTGCGTTGGCCGGTGAAGCCCCGGCGTGTGGTCTGGGCGTGCATGGTGGTCCCCAAAAGAAAAAGGCCCGGCGGGATGCCGGGCCTCGTGGTTGTTCGTCAGTGATGGGCGGCTTAGGCTTTGAGCACGAAGAAGCTGATCTCCAGCGTCCCGTTCAGGGCCTCTGCGGTGGCGTGCTTGTTGATAACCTCGATGACGACCGACCCGGAGCCCGGATTGACTTGGCCGATGATCGGGGTGCCTTGCGTGTTCGTGCCGTCCGCGACCGAAGCGAAGACCATGTCGCCCGCTGCGATCTCGGTGTTCGTGAGGGTCAGGGTGTAGATCGCGTCCTGGGCCGTGGTCAGGGCCTCAGTCGTGATCTTGCCCGCGACCTTGCTTAAGGTGGCAGCGCCAGCGGTGGCGGTTGCGGTGCCCGCGTCGACTTGCAAGTCCGAGGCGCCAGTCGTCTTCCACTCGGCGGCGAGGGCATCCTCGACGTAGAGGGACATCGTGCCGAGGCCGGGGTCGTACTCGAAGTATGACCGCTTGTCGGCGGAGATGTAGATCTTGTCACGGGTCCAGATGGCCATAGGTCGATCCTCTTCTTTTATCGAGATCGCAACACGCGGGCACTGAGGCGCCCAGCGTGAAGCGATTCGGGTAAGAGAGGGTTAGGCCGGCGCTACCATCCGACTTCTTCGACCGCGAACCAGCTGTAGTCCTCAAGGGTGATTGAGCTGTCGCCGGGGATTAGTGGCCAAATCTCGAAATAGTCGCCAGGAGTCACCGCCAGAGGTCCAGTGACAAGCTGCATGGCGGCGAAGACGGCCGCCGAGTCCTCAAGTGCAACAGGGAGATTGATCGACCGCGTGGCAGCGTTGGTATCCCCGTTCTTGATCATCAGGACATAGGTATCCACGTTCGCAGTCAAGGAGGTGATGGTGATATTCGCTGTCAACCGTACATAGCTGACGCCGGACGGTACGGTGATTCTGGACGTATTCGATCCGGTGTCGTGCCAACCGCCGACGTCAAGCACTTCCGTGTCCCAGGTGACAACGGACCCCGCGCTATAGTTGGCCGCGGTCTGGTCGGCGGCCTTCTTGACCATGGCGCCCGAGAAGTTCTCGATTTCCTCGATACAGAACCAGCAACCGTCAATGGTGCCCTGCACGGTGACCGAGTTGTCGCCTCCGCTATAGATAACCAACTCGAAATAGTCTCCGGGGGAGACGGCGAGAGGACCGGAAAAGAGGTGGTAGTGGTTCTCGCTGGCGCCGATCGCCTCCATGATGAACGGCATGTTGATGCGATTGGTGCCGATGTTGGTGTCGCCGTTCTTGGTTATGTAGACCTCGACTCCCATGCCAATGCCCAGGGATTGCAGCGTGACCCGGCCGGAGAGCCGAACGTGGGTGACGCCGGACGGGACCGTGAGTTGCGTTGTGCTGACGCCCGAGTCGAACCAACCGCCGTTGTCGTAGGACTCGGTGTTCCAAGTGACCGCAGCAGCGGCCGTCTGAAAGTTGACCGCTCCCTGGTTCGCCGACTTGTAGACCATGGCGCGGTCGGCCGTGTCGCTCAACCGCTCCATCGCGGCCCACGAGGAGGCCTGGATCGTCAGCGACGTGTCGTCATTGCAGAGGACGACGACCTCGAAGTAGTCGCCCGGCACAACCGGGATGGCACCGGATTGGAGATTGATGTAGTTGTCGACCGCGCTCGATTGCTCGGCAACAACAGGGAGTCCAACGGCGCTGCCGACGCCATTTTTGTTCCAATAGGCATAGACGCGGGAGTTCGCGTTGAGGGCTTGGAAGTGGATGCTCGCCGAGAGCCGGACCCAGCTGACCCCGTCCGGCACCGTGAAGCGCGACGTGTTCGTGACGGTGTCATGGAGTCCGCCGACGTCGACGACGTCCGTGTTCCATGTGACGGCGACGCCACCGAAGTAGTTCGCCGCCGTTTGATCGGCGGACTTCTTGGCCATGGCGAGAACGAAGCCAGGGTCGACCGGCCCGAGTCCAGCAGCCGCCGGGACATAGAGGATGGGGAAGCTCATGGCGTTGCCTCAGACAGGCTTGAGCACGACTTGATCGACGGCGACGGTGCCCGCGTAGGACGAATCCCCGTAGGCCGGGCGGAAGGCGACGGTGCTGGTTGTCTGTGCGCCGCCGGTGGTGAATGTGACCTCGACGCGCCAGTGCGTGGACTCGTCCGAGGTGCTCGCCACATAGCCGCCGCTGCTTGAGCTGATGACGCCGGTTAGCGTGGTCAGTTGGATGACGACAGAGCCATCGAAGATGATGCCGAGCGGCACGCTGTTATTTGTCTTCTTCACTCGGCAGGTGAAGACGTGAGCCGTCGACGGCGCCACGGTGGCCGTCTGTTGCGTCGAGACGTTGGCGGCGAAGGCGTTGTCGACGAGCAGATTCGACCAGAAGGCGGCGGCGGGATTGCTCCACGCGGCGTCCGTGAAGTCGTTACCGGCCGCGAGCAGGTTTGCCGGATCGGTCGGGATCGCACTCGCCACCACAACGGCAGGAAGGTCGATCGTCGCCGAGCCGGTGTAGGTGCCGTCGACGGACGCCACGCCGGCCGCCTCGACGGCACGCCCCGGGCCAAAGCCGACATTCGTGGTCCCGCTCTTGCCGGGCGCCTGCACCTTGAACCGCCAGTAATCGCCCTCGTCGACGGCCTCGTAATCGTCGAACGCGCGAGCCATGAATGAGCCAAGGCCAAAGACGCTCGCCCAAAACATTGCGCCGTCGTCGGTTGCGAAATAGGTTGCGACGTCGTCGCCGCCGCCCAGGCTGTTGAAGCTCAGGGCAATGAGCCGTGACGTGCTGGCGATGGCGTCCTTTTTTACCCGCACGCTCAGCTCGTAAACGAAGTCTGGCGCAAGAGAGAGGGATTGATAGACGTGGCCTTGGCTGACAGCTGAGGCGTCGAACAGCCCATTGACCCACGCCGAGGCGTTGCTTTTGGTCCAGTCCGCCTGCGTAAAGTCCTGTTCGGACGCGAACAGGTTGCCAGTGACGGTCGGCTGCTCATACAGCCGGACCATGCGCAGAGCGTCAACCGTCGTCGAGCCGGTGAAGGACGAGTTTTCTCCTGCGGGCGCCATCTGAAACGGAAGCGAGGTCTGCCCAATGCCGGTCAGAATGTCGATCGTGACGCCCCAATAGAGGCCGCGGTCAGCAATGCTTACCGTGAGGCCGTAGTAGGGCTGCGACGATATAGTGCCCGCCTGCGTGTCGATATATACGTCCTGATCCGTGTTGAAGCGGATTCGCTTGTCGGTCGACAGGGCGTCCTTGAGAAAGCGTCCGGTGAAGCGATACCACGTCGATGGCTGGACGACGATGTTCTGCGTGATCGTGCCAACCCCGACAACGCTTGCGTCCTGAATTGAGTCCGCAGTGACCGTCAGGCCCGAAGCCGTCCAATGATTCGTGTCGGTCAAGTCCTCCGGCGAAAGAATGAGGTTTTCGCCCGCGGCGGCAGAGCCGCGGATCAGCGTCGGACGGAGAATGACCGGAAACGTCATTGCAGGGCCACCCACGTCAGGTGGGAAAAACCATTGATCTTGGTGATGTAGGCGAGGAAGTCATCGCCCGATGTCGTACCCGGCGCGTCTCCGCTGACCTTCGTGAACCCGCTCGTGGTGATCGTGCCGGCGGAGCCGTCATTGGTGTACTGCACGATAATCGTGCCGTTGTTCGTCGGCGGGGCGAGGGTGTGGGCGCCGCCGTTCACGCAATACTGCATGTTCCCATTCGCCTCGTCGGGGGTGAACGTCCCCGAAGACTTGGTCCCGGCGTTGTAGGGCGTGACCGCGAAGCCGGCCGTCAGCGTGTCCGCCGTGTCGGCCTTGAGCGTGTCGGCATCGTACGCCTGGACGATGACGCCGATGTCGGTGTCGAGCAGGTAGTCCGAGAGGTCGATGGCCTCGTTGCCCGAGACCCATGTGAGGTGGCTGAACCCGTCGATGACGGTGATGTAGGCGACATAGACCGAGGCGTTGGTCGTCGGGGGCGCATCGCCCGAGACCATCGTGAACCCCGAGGTCGTGATCGTCCCGGCGGTCCCGTTGTTCGTGTACTTGATCGCCATGGAGCAGTCGGACGCGGGAGGCGCCAGCGTGTGGGCGCCGCCGTTCACCGCGCGCTGAATGTTCCCGAGCGTCGGGTCCGGGGTGAAGGTGCCGGTTGTCTTCGTCCCAGCATCTTCGGCCGTGGTCGTGAACCCGGCCGTCAGGTTGGCCGTCTCGTTCGATTTCAAAATATCGGCATCGTAAGCCTGAACCGTGACACCGATGTCGGCGGTGTCGAGGTAGCTTGAGAGGTCCACATCGAAGGTGATCGTGTCGGCGCCGGCATTGGTGGTGATCGTGACCGCGCCGGAGCCCACCAGCGTCAGCGTGTCGGCCTCTTGCTCGGCCACGACGTTCGACTGGCCGGAGACAACGATGGTGCCGAAGAAGTTGCCCGCGACGACGCCGCCGCCGCCGCCCGTCCCCCAGTAGACGTCGGCGCCGTCGCCACCCGACGTGAGGACTTGCCCCGCCGTACCGGGCGTGAGGATGTCCCACTTGCCCTCTTCGGTGTAGACCAGCACGCCCCCGACGTAGTTCGTCGGGATCTCCGAGAAGTCTTGCAGGTTCGAGTGCAGGCGTTGCAGCGGGACCGATCCGGACGCGAGATCGTCGGCGCTGCCCGTCGTGGCAAGGGCCGACAACTCGTCCTGGATGTAGGCGAGGATGGCTTGGCGCCCGAAGGCGGTCGGCGCCGGATCGGCTGCGGTCTTGCCGCCGATCAGCCACGAGCCTGCCGGCATCGCGGTGGTCTCGACCGTGTCGTCCCGAACCTCAATGGCCATGCTTACTCTCCGCCCCAGGTCATGGTCTCGCCGTTCCAGTTCAGGTATTCACCGCCCCAGATGATGCCGGGTGTCTGCTCGGTGTAGGGCCCTGAATTGGCCGTGGTCTCGTAGAAGACGCGCTGCATCCCGATGTGGGTGCGCTCGTCATTGCCGGCGCGGGCGGCCGTGAACTCGTAGGCCACCGGGCGGCGGTTCTGGGACTCCCAGTCCGGGTCGGCTTCGCGAACGATGTCACGCCAGCTTCGGGTGCGGGTCGCCATGGCTTACCCCTTGTTGCGGTCGTCCTCGTGCCGGATCGCGATCGCGTCTCGCGCCGTCGCGGGCTTGATGATGATGTCCTCGCCGCGCTGCTCGATCAGGATGTCAGCGTAGAGTCCGTTGGACATTTCGAGAGGGTACTTGCCGGGCTTGTCCTCAATCTTCGCGATCTCACGCGCGTAGCGGCGGGCGAAGTGCTCGGGGAGCTTGTTTTTGACGGCCACGGGTCGATCTCCGCGATCAGGCGTAGGGCGATCTGCCGCCGCACCCATGCGGTCGACGGCAGTTCCAGGTGCTTGGCGCGCCGGTAGATCGCGTTCCGGTCGCGCTTCGCGTAGTGGGCAATCACCGTCGCCGGGAACCCCGCCATCCAGAGGCGGATGATGAGGGTGTCCTGGCGCTTGGTGTAGGTCTCGTACTGCCTAGGCTTGTAGGCCATGGGCATGTCGTCCCTGATTCGGGTTAAGCGTCGGGATAATCCACAACCGGGACCGCCTCGTAGCGAACCGCCGGGAGGGGGTCCATGTCGTAGACCCGGCTCATCACGTCCACGAGGTCATCGCGCGGGGAGAACGGGTAGAACTTGATCTCCTCGAACGCCACGCGGACGAGGTCGTAGATGTCCCCGTCCTCGTCGATGCGCCGGATCGCCTCTTGGATGCGCCAGCGTTCCCCGGCCGCGAGGGCTTGGCGCTCCTGCGCGTGCCGACCGCCGAAGTGGCGGTAGTGGATCATGTCGTCGCCGTCTTCGAGGTGCCAGATCACGCTGTCGCTGCGCTTGGTGGTGCCGGTCTCCATGACGCTGCCGTTCCACACGCGCCAGGGGACGAAGAAGCGGCCGTTGCGGATGTCCGGTTCGAGGCGGCCGACGCGAGACTTCTTCGACTGCTCGCCCACCTGACCCGTCCAATTCAACTCCTTGATCTCGAAGCGGTAGCCCGAGGTCCGCATCTGGCTCTCAAAATGCTCGATGTCGGCCTGGACGCCGTAGCGTTCCCAACCGACGTCGATGCGCTGCACGCCCGGCATCTTCGACCACTTGATGTGCAGGTTGCGGAGCTGCTCCCAGCGTTCGGAGAGCTTCATCCGGTGGCATACCCCGTCCAAGAGGTACTTGTTGCCCAGCGGATCGATGCCGACGACGGCGATGGCCGTGCGGTCGG